TAGCGACAGCCTGGACCTCATAGATCAACGCACCAGACCTAGGGTCTGTCTTGGCAGATCCGTCGTCGTTTCGGCCTTCAGTGATGACATTCAACGTGAACGTACTAGGCGCTTGAGCGCCAAACATGTCAACGTCGCTGCGGTCTAGCTTGACTGCTGTTGTTGTTGAGCCTGAGGTGATTCGGCCTGAAACCGTCCTACCAGCACGAACAGGGTCACCAATTTTGATTAGATCGCCTGGCCGCACAGTGATTCCTGCAGCAATGTCAGTTTCAAAGCTGCAAACCTCAGTTTCGTTATGGGATGAATAAAGGAACCAAAGGCCAAGACGACGAGCCTGCGCCCGACTTGTGCAGGCAAACGCTGTGATGTTTTGCTTGTTGTAGCCGTACTTTCTAACCGGCTTGAAAGATGTTTCCGCAAGCTCAACTAACTCGTAAGCGAAATCCCTAAGGCTGTTGTCAAAGTATTTGACTGATACGCACGTCGGGCGATTCTTGAGGCTTGAGCCTGAATAGCTAAATCCAGCCTGCGTGACGTTTGATTGATTGAATGTATAAGCAAAAACATCAGGAGCATCCTGCGAGACACTAATTCCGCCTGCCTCCCAGAAAGGCATTGCCCTGAATACAGAGCACATTTCCTCAATCAGCTTGAAAGCCTCTTGCTGCGTTTGCAGAAGCACGTTGCAGCTAAAACGCGGCTCACCATCCACTAGCTCACCGCAGTACGCGGACGCCTTTTGAAAGCCATAAATATCCAAATTGCTTGCAACATCGTCCGCAGCAGTAAACGTGCCCGCAGCGTCTTTGGCCCGCTCTTCTGGCGTCAGAACCTGCGAACCTAGGCCGTACCTTGTGTTAGTCAGCAAGTCATAAAGAATAAACGGCGGATCTGTTGTCCACTCTTTTGTGGTTTTCAGCGTGCCGTTAAAAGTACCTGCATAGGACAGCGAACCGTCAGCACGCACTGTTGCGTTGTGAGGAAGTCGAACTTTGATTCCGCGTATCTTGTAACTGCGTTGCGGGATGCTTGGAAACTGCTCAGCGTCAAACTTAAGGCCGACTAAGGCGCTGTTTGGGTAGCGAACCTTTTCTCCTACTTTCTGGGTGAAGTCGTACCAGACCAGATCATCAGCGATTGAAACAGTGTCGTCGTGGAACTCGTGCCCAGTTCTTGTAATCCGAATGTCAACAGGGAAAGACCCGGCAGGGTCTAAGTTGATCAGGTGCCTGCGCTGGTAAAGGTCAGGCGAATATCCCTTTAGCTTGAACTCTCCGTTTCCTATATAACTGCTGTAAGTATTAAAATCTCCTGAATCGATTGGGTTGTATCCACCGCCCCCGTACTGAATTTCGATCTTATATCTTATTTGAACACCTCTTACTTTGCCATTATCTTTTGCTACCGTCATTGACGGAGAGCCAATCGTGACACGAACGCTTGAAACGTCAGTGTCTGTGATTTGGCGAGTTACAGGTGTTGCAGTTGCACCTGCTGCCACTTTCTCGCCAGCAGGGTTGCTTGTGGAGCCTCCATAAACAAAAAAGGTTCCTTCGTTGTCGCCAATATCTGCTTTAGGAACTTCGGCGTTCACCAAAGTTGTTGCCTGGGAAGCATTGCCAATGTTTTCTAAAAATGATTGCGTCTGAGTTCCTAATCTGCTTTCAAACCTCGCATCACGCATGTCGAAGTTCATTTGCTGAACAATATCAGCGTCTTGCTTTGTGCTGCTGGCCGTAACAGTTGCAGCAGCTCCCAATACAGGCGTGTTGTTGAAGAACGTATCTTTCAGAGATGCCAAGTGGTAAGCATCAGTCCCGACGGTCAAACCATTGGCAGACGGGAAGCCTTCAATCTCGCCTTCACTGATCAGGTCAATAATCCTGGCGACCTGCCTTGAATCCAACTTTTCTTTGGACATTACTCAAGCTCCTCGACGTTCAGGCCAGCCGATACAACAACACTACCGACGATCACCTCTCCATAGGCAACTGGAACAGGAACGCCTTCTCTGGCAACGTTTTGTACGCCGGAAAAGCTGAAGTTGTTGCGTGGGTCGTTGTCTGTTTCAGGCGTAGGCACTGTGGGTGAAAGCAGGCCAGCAACCCCCGTCAAAGCCAGTCCGATGCCGATGTTGCCCGCTGCCGCTGCCAACGCAGTGCCAGCACCTGATCCAGCTGCAGCAGAAAATCCTGTTATTCCAAAACTAAGCGAGGCGCCTCCGGTGGCAATCGCCGTTCCAATCAACACAGCGCCTAAAGCAATAAAAGCCAGATTTCTGAACAAATTGGCTCCCGTCACAACAGGGATGATCCTGATGTCATCGTGAGCCATCAGCGGATAACAAAGCTGCTCTGGCGACTGCCCTAACTCCAACGTGTGCGGGCCAACGGCAACGGTGTAATGCCCAGCGCCCATGATTGAACGCAGCTCTGGGAAGTTGCACAACAAAAACCGGATTGCCTCAGCCGGTGTTCTTGCAACTGCCTCAAAAACTTTCTGACCGCAGTGCTCCGCCAGGTGCCCATACAGCCTGATCTTGCGAAGCATTGCCATCACCCGCCATGCCCTTTGATTCTACCGACGACTCAAGGGTCAATCTTTGACCAGCTTTGATCCTCCATGCCGTAGATAAACCACGGCAAGCCGTATTGAGTGCAAGCCTTTTTGTCAGGCCCGCTAGGCAAGGCAGGCGCACCAGGATGGCTATGGACAACCGCTAGCACCTTGCCGGTATCTTCAGCTGCTGCGTAACCCATAGGATCAAGAATGAATACGTCATCCTCCTCACTAAGGTTTTCACACGGCCAGTAGTGCTCAGAACCGTCGAGCATGACCAGCAGCCCACAAGACTCCTTTGGCGCTTCTGCCTCAGCGTGCTGCACCGCTGCCTTCTGCCAATCGTCCATCAGTTGTTCAAACCAATGGCAGGGAACGATCCAAAGGGCAATCCGCCACTTGCATCGCCACTAGGAAAGCGCAGCTTGCAGTCACTAATTCGCTTGCCGCAAGTGCCAGAAACCTCAACGGGCTCAGTGCCACCCTGCACAACCTTTGGCTCACTGGTGATTGGCGTGTTACTTGAAGACCAAATAACATCACTGCCATCCGTATCCTCAATCACAAGAACGCCATTGTCTTTGAGGCGGAGCTGTTTGTTGTTATAGCCCGTAGACGTGACCTTGTAGCCAGCACCAGCCTCTTGCAGCGTGCCCTCTGTTGGGTGGTTATCGCGGAATGGATTGCCGCTACTAAGCGTAACTTTTGCAATCCAGTCTTCATTGTTTTTCCACGCACCAGTCTGACTGTTGATCGTGATACCTGTAATCGTGTTCCAGCCAAACCCTGTGTAGTTGTTATTGCCCTCCGAGTAATGGCCAGCAGATATAGCGATTGAGGTCAAGTTAAATGTGATGTTGACAGAGCGACTGCCGTACTCAGGGTGGTTCTCTGTGAAGTTGCGGGTTGCTGTAGTCGTTTGCCCAGCCGCAGTAGGACTGCTGCCTTTGATCTCCCAAGTAAACGCACCAGAGCGACCTACATCAACATCAGGCGGGTACCACTGGTCAACACCATTGCTGCTCAAACGAGTCAGTGAGGAAATTTGGCCTACTTGGTTGGTGTCAACACCAGTCCAGACAACAGAGCCACCAGCGTAGTCATTGCGGGCAACATCATCGTTGTAAAGAACAAGGTTGCCATCGCTTTGCATCACAAGCGTATAGCCGTTTGTATTTACACCTCTGTTGGTACCAGTGGACCAAATCGCATGGTCTGCTGTTTTTGCTGGTTTTTTGTAAATAACAAAGTTGCCGTCACCTTGCACTTCAGCCGCAAACCAGCCATTTGTAGAAACCAGCGCATTACCTTCTGTAAGGCTTGAGCCAGCAGTCAACTTTTCTTGGTTTGTTGAATAGCCAAACCCTGTAGCGGCAACCGTAGTGATTGATGAACCCTGGACGGTGAACTCATCTGCGCCGGTATAGCCACACTCTTTGCTCTTGTACTCCCATTGGCAAAGATTTTGCATCGCAAGACGACGCGGTGCTTTTGTGTTGCCCATGTCAAAAGATGACACCAGCTCAAACTCAACAAAGTCTCTGTTTTCAGCAACCTTGCGGTCGATGTAGTACACCTCCTTTGGCAGCTGTGCATTCGCCCCAGAATCAGGGTTGCCGTAGGGGTTTACGCCATCTTCCCAGTTGTCGCTATCAAGGAAACGGCTAAGGGTCCGGATCCTTGTCACCCGCGCTCCACTCAAGTCATTGCCTGGCGTGATTTGATTGACGCCCAGCAGCAAAGCCGTCATTTGGCTTTGGAGGTTGGCAAAGCGTATTGAGGGCCTAGGCAGAGTGCCATCACCGTTGAACTCAAAGCCTGATGCCTCTACAGGCAGAGGCAAATAAGCAGTGCCGCCATATTTGATAGAGAAAGCGTCAATGATGTCATCTGTGTTTGCTGGCACG